TCATGCGCGACAAAACAGTTAGCGCCATTCTGGCGCATGCCGCCGCATCCTTCCCCGAGGAGTGCTGTGGCGTGGTTATTCAGAAGGGGCGGGTGGAGAAATACATCCCCTGCAAAAATAATGCTGAGTCGCCGACTGAGCAATTTGAACTTAATCCTGAGGATTATGCGGCCGCCGAAGAGCAGGGCACTGTGGTGGCGATCGTCCACAGCCATCCCGGCGACGGGGCAACAACTCAGCCGAGCGAGCTCGACATGCTGATGTGTGATGCCACGGAACTGCCCTGGATTATTGCATCGTGGCCGGAGGGCGACATTCGCACCGTCATGCCTCGCGGAGACCGTCCCCTCACAGGGCGCCAGTTTGTACTCGGGTATGCAGACTGCTGGTCTCTCATCATGGACTATTTCCGCATCGAGCACGGCATTGAACTGCCCAACTACAGCGTAGATCGCCACTGGTGGGAGCAGGGTGAAAACCTCTATATGGATAACTGGCAGGAATGCGGTTTCCGTGAGTACGACGGTCCCGCTCAGCCAGGTGACATGGTTATCATGCAGGTTCAGTCCACCGTCCCGAACCATGCCGGGATTTTGCTTGATGGCAACATGCTACTGCATCACATGTATGGCCAGCTAAGCCAGCGTATTCCCTACGGTGGCTATTACCGTGACCGTACCATCAAAATTCTGCGTTATAAGGATTTGATGTAATGGAAAGAAAAACCGTTATCAAACTCAGCGGCTCAATGGCTCAGCGATTTGGCAGGATACATCGCCGCGCACTAACGTCGGCCAGCGAAGTGTTCAGGGCACTTTCTAACACCATTGACGGATTTGATGCCTACCTGCGAGAGACCAGAGCGAAAGGGCTGGACTTTGTCATCTTCCGAAACCAAATAAACATAGGCAAGGAAGAGTTTGAACTTCTTGGGCCTGGTGATGAGCTCCGTATTATCCCTGTCATACGCGGTAGTAAAAGGGCGGGGCTCTTTCAAATTGTTACTGCCGCCGCAATTGCGGCCTTTACCTGGTGGAACCCAATAGGATGGGCAGCAAGCACACAAATGGCACTATATGCCGCAGCTGGTTCTATGGCCGTTGGTGGTGTAGTGCAGATGCTCTCTCCTCAGGTTTCAGGTCTGCGAATGCGTCAGGAACCTGATAACAAACCCTCCTATGCGTTTGGTGGTCCCGTTAACACGACGGCATCTGGCAATCCCGTCCCCCTGCTTTATGGGCAACGGGAAATTGGCGGCGCCATTATATCCGCCGGGGTTTATGCAGAAGATCAGCAATAAACCAAACCACGTACTGCAAGCCACCTGACGGTGGCTTTTTTATGGACGCGATATGACGACGACAATCATCAAAGGCCGCGGTAAAGGTGGCAGCAATCAGACCCGAACACCCGTTGAAGCACCGGACAGCATTCAGTCCATTGCAAGGGCAAAGGTGCTGATTGCGCTTGGAGAGGGTGAGTTCGCTGGCGGGCTTGATGGTAAAAACATTTTTCTTGGTGACTCATCTTCCTACACGCCTCTTCAGAACGCCGACGGAAGTTATAACTTCAATAATGTGAAATATGAGTTCCGTTCCGGCACTCAGGACCAGGACTACATTCAGGGCTTCCCCGGCATTGAAAACGAACTTCAGGTTTCATACGAGCTGAAACAGGCTGTGCCGTACGTGCGCGCGGTTTCCAACACGCAGCTCTCTGCGCTGCGAATTCGCCTGGGATGGCCAACTCTTTTACTCCAGAAAAACAACGGTGATAAAGTCGGCACCCGCGTCGAGTATGCTATCGATCTGTCGGTCGATGGCGGGCCGTATGAAACGGTGGTTAACGGTGCTGTTGATGACAAAACCACGTCGCTTTATGAGCGCAGTCACCGCGTCAATCTTCCGAAAGCCTCGACTGGATGGCAGTTGCGGGTTCGCAGAATCACGCCGGATTCCACGAGCGTGAATATCGTCGACACCATGCGCGTTGTGGCCGTTACTGAAATTATTGACGCCAAAATTCGCTACGTTAACACAGCGCTGCTGTATGTAGAGTTTGACGCAAAGCAGTTCCCTAATGGCATTCCTCAGGTTGTGTGCAATCCGAAAGGGCGAATCATCCGTGTACCTGATACTTATGATCCCGAAACCCGCACTTATTCTGGTACATGGGAGGGCGTATTTAAATGGGCGTGGACGGATAACCCTGCCTGGATTTATTACGACATCATTCTGAACGAGCGCTTCGGGCTGGGTCAAAGAATCGATGCGACTCAGATAGACAAATGGGAACTTTATCGCATCGCCCAGTATTGCGATCAACTGGTACCAGACGGCAAGGGCGGCAGCGGGACGGAGCCTCGTTTTCGTTGCAACGTTTATATCCAGGACCGTAATGACGCCTGGACCGTACTTCGTGATCTGGCGGGTATATTTCGCGGCATGACGTACTGGGGCGACAATAAGATGTATGTCCTGGCTGATATGCCACGGGATGTGTGGCACATCTATAACCACGCCAGCGTTGTTGAAGGAAAATTTACCTTTGCGGATCCGAGTGAAACCACCCGAAACACTGCCGCGCTGGTGAACTGGTCTGACCCAGCTAACCACTACAAAGACACGCCTGAGCCTGTTTACGATAACGATCTGGCCATGCGCTTCGATTATCGTCAGCTCGAAATGACTGCAATCGGCTGCACCAGGCAGTCAGAGGCAAACCGGCGGGGGCGCTGGGCGCTGCTTACCAACGGTATCGGCGAGGTGGTGACCTTCAGCACGGGCATGGACGTTCCCCCTGTTGGTGAGGTGATCGGCGTGGCTGCTAACGAGCTGGCCGGAAGAACTATCGGCGGCAGGGTGAGCGCGGTTAACGGCCGCAACATAACCCTCGATCGCGCTGCTGATGTGAAAGCCGGTAATAGGCTGTTTTTGAATCTTCCATCAGGCACAGCTCAGGCCAGAACCGTCCAGGCCGTTAACGGAAACACAGTCACTGTCACCACACCCTACAGCGAAACGCCGGAGGCTGAATGTAACTGGGGCGTGGACTCTGACGATCTGTTTATAGCGCTTTTCCGTGTTACGGGAACGCGGGACAACAACGATGGCACTTTCGAAGTCACCGGGACGACTTACAACCCTGATATCTATTCCGCCGTTGATACCGGCGCAAGACTTGACGAGCGGCCAGTCAGTGTCATTCCACCTGGGGTTCAGGCTCCACCAGGAGATATTGTCGTAGACAGTTACTCTACGGTTAACCAGAACATTGCGATTACCACTATGCGTGTTGCCTGGGATTCTGTTCAGGATGCAGTTGCGTACGAGGCGGAATGGCGGCGTGACAGCGGCAACTGGATTAGTGTGCCCCGAACGTCTTCTCTCGGCTTTGAAGTGCAGGGTATCTACTCGGGTCGCTATCTGGTCCGTGTCAGGGCGGTGAACGCCAGCGACGTTTCATCAGTATGGGCGACATCATCAGAAGTAAATCTTACGGGTAAAGTGGGCAATCCGCCGAAACTGGTCGGCTTCATCGCTTCCGATAATGTGGTATTCGGTATCGAGCTGAGCTGGGGATTCCCGGCGAATACCGACGACACGCTGAAGACGGAAATTCAGTACAGCCTGACCGGTACCGAAGACGATGCGATGCTGCTGGCCGATGTGCCTTACCCGCAGCGCAAATATCAGCAGATGGGCCTTAAGGCAGGGCAAATTTTCTGGTACCGCGCGCAGCTGGTGGACCGCAGCGGCAACGAATCAGGGTACACAGAATGGGTGCGCGGGCAGGCAAGTATAGATGTTTCTGATGTCTCCAGTGTGATTTTGGAGGACATGAAGGAATCTCAGACGTTCAAAGACCTGATCGAGAGCGCAGTGGACGGCAATGCAAAAATTGCTGGTATGGCTGACGATATCAAACAGGCCAACGATGAACTGGCGCAACAGGCGCAGGAAATCGCCAAAAACGCCCAGGATATCGGGAAGGTTCAGACCAGCGTTACAAACCTGTCGAGCACGGTCGGAGGTGTGTCTTCTTCTCTGAGCGAGCTTGAGCAGACCGTTGCGACGGCTGATACCGCGCTGGGCCAGCGAATCGACAGCATCAGTGTGTCTATGGACGGCATGGCGGGGGGAGTGAAGAACTCAGCCATCGCGATTATTCAGGGCAACCTGGCGCAGGTGGCCGCGCGCAAAACGCTGTCGGCATCGGTCGCCGGTAACAGCGCGCAGCTGGATCGCATTGATGAGGTGATCGTCAACGAGAAGGAGGCAACGGCGCGTTCGCTGCTGAGTGTGCAGGCGGAAGTCAACGGGAACAAGGCATCCATCAACAGCCTGAACCAGACCTTCTCCGATTACCAGCAGGCCACCGCCACGCAGATAAACGGCATCACGGCGACCATCAACGGACATACCTCAGCCATTACCACTAACGCTCAGGCCATCGCGAACGTTAACGGGGATCTGAAGGCGATGTACAGCATCAAGGTTGGCGTCTCCAGCAACGGTCAGTATTACGCGGCTGGGATGGGGATCGGCGTTGAGAATACGCCTTCAGGTATGCAGTCGCAGGTTATCTTCCTGGCTGACCGCTTCGCCGTTACTCACCAGGCCGGAGCCACCGTTACGCTTCCGTTCGTTATTCAGAACGGGCAGGTGTTCATCAGAGACGCGCTGATAGGTGATGGCACTATCAACAACAACAAGATCGGCAACTACATCCAGTCCAATAACTATGTCGCTGGCTCAGTCGGATGGAGGCTGGATAAGGGCGGTACGTTTGAGAACTACGGTTCGACAGCTGGTGAGGGGGCGATGAAGCAGACTAATCAGACGATTAGTGTCAAGGATGCCAACAATGTGTTGAGGGTGCAGATCGGGAGAATTACGGGAACATGGTAACGGGAGGCCTCTTACGGGGCCTCTTTTTTTTCAGGAGAACTGGATGGCGGAATATGGTGTTCAGACATGGGACGCATCAGGCAAGGTAAACAACTATGGCGTTAAACCTGTCAGCGTTTGTGGCTATCTCCAGCTGGCCCAGAACCAGAAAACAGGCTCTTACACAGTAGCGCTTCCACCGGGTTGCAGGCTGACCTATTTTCAGAGCATGAACGGCGATCAGTTTGGTACGAGTCGGAGGAAGATCACCATTTCGGGGGGAACAGCAACAGTGTCAGCAGCAGGTGATACCGACTACTCAGCAGGGACTGAGCCTGCGGCAGCGGCTTATCTCATTTTCCAGATCGAGAGGGCATAAATGGCGGAGTATGGCGTTTTACTGACGACCACGAGCGGGGAAGTATGGGTGACCGCGAATAGCTCGCCAATCGCTCTTCAGGCGCGAAAGACAGCGGCACTTCAGGGAACATCGGGGTTCAATACCAAAGTGACGCACACATTCCCCGCAGGTCAGCCCGTTGTCGCGTTCGTTCATTGCACGGTTGAGGTCGAAATCACTCAGACGATAAGCGGGAACACCATCACGATTGATTTTCTCAGACCGAACGCAACCGGCACAGCGTACGTTTATTTTTTCTCTATTTTCCCGCAGACAAAGCCAGACTACGGGCTGGCTGTGTGGGATGCATCAGGGACGCTGATTTTAACAAACGAAACGCGCACACTGAGCGATGTAATCACCCTCGGTACAGCCGGGGTGGATGCCAGCTCAGGATATAACATCAATACAACTCTGGCGGGGAAGTGGGCCTGTATGCCTGCCATGCTGGGGCTAATTACCGGGGTTGTATCCGCCGGCGGTCAGCCGCAGCCCTACTCGGCCATATACAAAAGCATGGCAAAGCTTGAGGGAAGCAATACGCGGATATTCGCCAGGCCGCAGACAACCCCCGGCGGCAATCTTCAGAACGTTACGTATTCGAATCTGAGGAACGTGATTATGGCCATTAACTGCGCCAATTATGATTGATCGTTTTTAGCGATCAATTTCGAATAATTGATCTATCAAATCAATTATATCCCATTGATTCATATTGTTATTGTGTAGCTTCATGAATGCCCTGGGATATAACCACTATGAAAAATATGATTCTTTGCCTGGCGGTAGCGGTATTGCTCTCCGGTTGCGCTGGCGTTATTGAGAAGCAGCAACCCGTATGCACCGGAACAGCCCTGGTCGGCGGACAGGAAAGCAGCGTCCAGATCTACGGAGTCCGTAAACAAAACAATCAGACGCAGTACCGCGCCGGTTATCCCTTTAACTGGTCATGGGTGAGCGCCAACACGTTCACCAGCATCACCTGCCACTAACCCATTCAGTTTTGAACAAACCCCGCTCCGGCGGGGTTTTTTATTGCCTGGAGAAAATATGCTTTATAACACTGGCACCATCGACATTAACGGAAATACAGCCACCGGCACCGGTACGAACTGGACGGCACCCGCCAGCCAGATCCGGGTTGGCCAGACGTTGTTTGTTCTTTCTAACCCGGTACAGATGTTTCAGATCACCGCCATCAACAGCGCGACGTCACTGACGATTACACCCGCTGCGTCTCCGGCTCTGAGCGGCCAGAAGTACGGCATTCTTGTTACTGATAGTCTCTCGGTCGACGGCCTGGCGCAGAGCATGTCTCAGCTGATCAACGAGTACGACGAGAACATCGGCGCGTGGGAGACGTTCGCCACGACCTCAGCAAACCAGAATATCACCGTTACCATCAACGGCACCGCCGTAACTATCCCTGGCATTGGTAAACTGGCACAGAAAGGGAGCAACGGTGCGCTTGCTGTCGCAGACGGCGGAACCGGCGCAACGAATGATGCAGACGCTCGCACAAACCTCGGTTTGGGAAGCTCTGCAACAAAAAACACAGGAACAACGAGCGACAATGTCATGCAGCCCGGCATGTTTGGGCTTGGTCGTCCGGATGGGGCATTAATATTCAACACAACGAGCCAGGATGATCT